GGAAAAGTATCTGAAATCGATGACCACCACGAAGCCAAGCCCAAACCGTGACAGGGTTATTGAACACACTACGATAAAAATTGCAGAGTTAAAGGCGCGATTAAGTCAATACCAATAAACCAAATAAACTACCGTCATCCCCCCTCGGCGTTAGTTTATTTGTAAGCGTGCTAGGCAGGGTTACAGTTATTTCCAAAATAGAAACCAGTCGCGATAGCCGGCTAAAGCGATTTTAAACGCATGTAGCACCCACCCCTTTGAGATGATAAACTGGGACTGACTTTATACAGGAGCTCACGATGTTTTATGTTTACTCAACGGCCACATGCCCAATTTCTTACGTTTCATACCAGGGCAATAACAGCACCGACTTGGGTGTTATACAAAAACGCGCCGATGGAACAAACATGGCTGTCACGGTTAACGGCGGTCATGGTGTAGCTACTAAGCATCTGGTGACACCGAAGGGCGTGGTAACCGAGGTATCCGACGACGACATGGATTTTTTACTACAAGACAGATTATTTAAAAAGCACATGAACGCGGGCTTTATGTCTTACGATAAAAAAGAAGTCGCGCCTGCTAAAAAAGCTTTAGATATGGCAGAAAAAGACGGCAGTGCTCCACTGGTTCCTTCTGACTTTGAAGAGGGTGAAGCATCATCGAAAGAAACTAAGGTGTACAAGAAAAAAGGTAAATAATCATGGCTTGCACGACTCCGCTTACTTTTGATTATGCTACGTTCACGGGTCAAGTTCCCGCTTATTCGAATGCGGCCGACTATCCAGAAGCTACATTACAAGCGTACTGGGATACGGCTATATTTTATATTAGTGACGTGGCAAACAGTGGGTCTGTAACCTGTGAAAAACGACAGTACGCGATTAATTTAATGGTCGCGCATCTTGTTTTTATAGCCGGTTTAATTGCCGCCGGTCAAGTTCCTGGGTTAGTGCAAAATGCGTCAATTGATAAAGTAAGCGTCACGCTCACGCCGCCGCCACTACGTAACCAGTGGCAGTGGTGGTTGTCTTTGTCGCCCTACGGTCAGCAGTTATACGCGCTATTGCAGGTTAACTCGGTTGGCGGCTACTACATTGGCGGCTCGCCTGTTCTTGCAGGGTTTCGTTTTGGTGACTTTAACCGATACGAATATTTTGGCACTATGTGAAAATAACACGGGTTACGACGAGTGCAGACCGCGCGCTTCAAGTTGCGATTAAAGAGCTGTCTAATAATAAAGTGGGTCGAGTCGGGTGGTTTGAGAACTCAAGATATCCCGATAAAGATGCGACACAAGTGGCTTTTGTTGCTGCGCAAAACGAGTACGGGAATCCGAATAAAAACATTCCTGCACGACCGTTTATGCGGCCAACAATTGCGGCACAGCAAAATACATGGAAGAAAGTAGCCGAGCAAGGCGCGAGAAATATTTTAAAGGGCAATCAAACGTCCGGCGATGCTTTAGAGATGCTTGGCTTGAAAGCTGCGGGTGATATTAGAAAAACAATATCTAAGATTCTGACGCCGCCATTGGCACCAAGTACAATTCAGGCAAGACTTGCACGTTATGCCGACAAACAAACAGTCGGGAGTCTAACTAAGCCCTTGATTGACACAGGATTGATGTTTGCCACGCTCACAAACACCGTAGAGGATGAATAATGTCTATCCCAGGCTCCAATCTTTTAAACATGGCATTAACCGTCATTCAGCAACAGACCGTGCAATACTATCAGTATTCTACGCGCTCACTTAATGTCATCGGTCAAGATGTAACCGTTTATTTAGACGTGGTTAATATCGTTGGAAGCTGGCAGCCTGTGCCTCGAAATTTATATCAGTCTTACGGCTTAGACTTACAAAAAGAATATTTCACTTTTTACACATCTAACAACATTCTTGATATTAAGCGCGATGTATCGGGCGACCAAATGGTGGTCAACGGCAGCAGATACCAATGTCAATCCAATGTTGAGTGGTATAACTTAGACGGCTGGAACGCTGTCTTATGCGTCTTCATAGGGGCATCATAATGGTTTTGACTGATAACGCGTTAATACAAATATTTTTGCCTATTCTTAATAACGGATTAACGGCCGGTGGTTTTACCGGCGTTACAGTCAAGCAAGCTAACCAGCCAACACAGCAGGGAATACAATCAAATCCCGCGCTATATTTTTTTAAAGTGAATGCTAAACGATACGGATACTTAGGAAGGTTAGACGTATGGGACGCAGACGATGTTGAAATGGTTCATACAGAAACACAATATATTGAAAGCACGTGGCAAGTTTCAGCTCTTGTTTTACAGCGACCGTCGACGCCGACGCAATACACGGCCTCTGATTTAGTAAACGAAGCGGCTAGCATTATGCAAAGCGACTCCACTCGCGATATACTGAACCAATCAGGCATCGGTATTTTGAGAGTAACGGACTTGGTTAACCCTTATTTCGTAGACGACAGGGATAATTTTGAAGCGTCGCCGTCGTTTGATTTTGTTTTGACTTACGAAAACACACGAACGAGCCAAGGCACGTTTGTCTCAGAATTTAACGCTAATATTGTTGGAGTATAAAATGGCTATCAGTTTAAGCAAATACGTAGATATTACCTCGGGGGTTGGCGGTGCTGCGGTCGCTTCTTCGCGCACGCTGGTCGGCCGATTGTTTACTGCAAACGCACTTTTGCCGACTAACACGTTTTTACAATTTACTGACGCGGCATCGGTTGGCACTTATTTTGGCACAACCTCTGAAGAATATTTAAGGGCTGTTTTTTACTTTTCATGGGTTAGTAAAAACATCACAACAGCTCAGTCAATACAGTATGCAAGATGGGCTAACGTTGCGGTTTCTCCAACGATTCGAAGTGTTTCGCCTAACGCGACTACTTTGTCCTTGTGGAACGGCGTGACGTCGGGTTCTTTCGGCCTTACGATTGGCGGCGTTGTTGAGACATTTTCTTCACTAGATTTCAGTGTAGATGCAAGTCTTACAGCCGTGGCGGCAAGATTGCAAGCCGCCGTGCGAACAGGAACAGGAGACCAGTACACGTTGGCCACGGTTGTATATAATGCGCTTACTTCTAGCTTTGATTTTACTGGTGGCGAAGCAGTAGATGCAGCTCTTTCGATTCAAGTTGCAGGCGGCGGTACTGATATCACGGGGACGACGTTGCTTGGGTGGCTACCTGTTTCTGTTAACGATTCGCAAGGTAGTAGCACGTCTGGCGCGGTTGTTTCTGACGGCTCAGCGGCTCAAACGGTAACGGAACTTCTTACCGAGTCGGCTGAAAATTCTAATAACTTTGGTTCGTTCTTGTTTTTAACGAATTTAAGCCTAACGGTAACGCAAGCGGTCGAAGCGGCAGAATGGAACGCGCTTCAAAACGTGGCTTTCATGTTTACCGTTGCGGTAACGACTGCGAATGTTTCTTCATGGTCAACGGCTTTAAGCGGCATTGGTGGCGTAGGTTTGACGGTTTCAATTACGGCCGACCAATTCCCCGAACAGATGCCGATGATGATTGCAGCGGCTACAAATTACGCCGCGGTCAACTCTGTACAGAATTACATGTTTCAGATGTTCAATAATGTTACGGCAAGCGTTACAACCAATGAGCAGTCAGCGGCGTATGATGATTTGTCGGTTAACTATTACGGGTCAACACAAACAGCCGGTCAGTTAATCAGTTTCTATCAGCGTGGACTGTTGCAAGGTTCGTCTGTGAGCACAAACATCGTCGACATGAACACGTACGTTAATGAGATGTGGTTAAAAGATGCCGCAGCAGTTTCCATTATTAACTTGTTGCTTGGCTTGGCTAAAGTTTCGGCTAATGAACAAGGTCGGGGACAGATTCTTTCGGTGCTTCAGGAAGTGATTAATTTGGCGTTAACAAACGGAACAATCAGCGTCGGAAAAACTTTAACAGCGCAGCAAAAGTCGTTTATAACTACACAAACAAACGACAATAAAGCATGGTACCAGGTGCAAAATTCTGGCTATTGGCTTGATAGTCAGATCGCGCCTATCGCGGCGGTTGAACCTACGCAATACGAAGCTGATTACACGTTGATTTATTCGAAAGACGATGTTATTCGGAAAGTTGTTGGGACGCAGATCTTAATTTAATAAGAGGTTATTATGCAAAATATATCAGGTTTCGGTTTAATAGCTAACATTAGGGCCTCAAATACGTTCCCCCTCGGCATTCCATTAACTCAGTTTGCCGATGATGCAGATCCACTCGACTTGCCTACACTCCAAATTGGTGAGGCAGCCATGGGTTTGAACGGTGATTTGATTGCGTGGTCAAGAGCTAACCCAATCCAAGTTACTCTAAACCTTTTGCCGAACACAGTAGACGATATTGAGATGTCTATATTGTTCGAAGCAAACCGCGTTGGACGTGGCAAAATTGGTGCTAGGGATGTGATCACACTTACCCTGCTTTATCCCTCAGGTAACTTTGTTACGCTTAGTGGTGGAGTTATAATCGATGGTTCGCCTTCTAGCTCTGTTGCTAGTGCCGGTCGATTAAAATCAAAAACCTACAGTATGTCTTTCGAAAGTAAGGTGGGCGCGTGATAGAACCAAAAGCAGTATCGATTGATGGAAAGGATTTTATTTTATCTAAGTTTCCAGCAATAGCCGGGCGTGAGATTATTGCAAAATATCCTCTGTCCGGCATTCCAAAAATCGGCGACTATCAGCTAAATGAAGAAACCATGCTTAAGCTTATGTCGTATGTAGCCGTGAATATTAACGATGCTCCCGTGAGTTTATCATCTCGCGGGCTTGTCGATAATCATGCCGGAAGTTGGGAGACGTTAGCTAAAATTGAAATCTCCATGATGGAGTACAATTGTAGTTTTTTTCGAGACGGGCGAATCTCGAATTTCTTCGACGATTTCGCTCAGAAGCTCCCACAGTTGATTTCCAAAATGTTGACGGGCTTATCGGAGCAATTGTTGCAGAAGGAAAAGCCACCCTCCACGAGCTAAAAACAATCTATAGCTTAGAGGATGCTTTTGATTTGTTCGAGATTATTTCAGTGTCACGTTATAACGAACATTTGGCAATCCAGCACGCTAAAAGTAAAAGCAAGAGGTAGCCAAAATGAGCATATTGGAAACATTTTATATTCTTTTTAAATCAGATGCATCCGCAGTAAAAAAGGGTGCTGAAGAGGCAAAAAAATCTACCATTGACTTAGAGTCAAGTTTAAAAAGCATTGACAAAGCCAGCGAACGTGCCGGTCAGTCTTTTTTAACTATGGCAAAATCCGCAAGCGGCGTGCTTGGAGCTTTTGTTTCGGCCGGTGCTGTTTTCGGTGTCTTTAAAAATGCGGTCGGCTCGATGCAGGAATTGGGCGACGCGGCGCGTGACTTGAATGTTAACGCCGAATCACTCGATGCATGGGGTAATGCTGTTCAGCGCACTGGCGGCACTGCCAGGGGCTTTCAGGGTTCTTTAAAAAGCTTGTCAGTAAGTCTAAATTCTACGGCGGCCGTTGCTTTGCAATCACTACCCGCGATTGCTGATTCCTTCGAAAGAATGAACGACGCGCAGGCCAATCGTTATGGTAAGTCTTTAGGGTTAGATCAAGCCACCATTTACTTATTGCAGAAAGGTCGTAGGGAAGTAGAAGAAACGATTAGAAAGCAAAAAGAATTGGGATTGATTACAAAAGAGCAAGTTATCATTACCCGCAATTATGACAATTCTTTGTATGACTTGGGTCGCGTTTTTAGTTCGTTAACTCGTGACATGGCAATTCCCTTTCTTCCAGCTTTACAAAAAGGCTTTGAATACTTAATAGAGCATAAAGATTTAATCACAGGCGCAATGATTGCTATTACCGGCGCGGTGGGCTCAATGGGTATTGCTTTTGCAATTGCAAGTCCTGGTATCGCATTAGTGACTGCTGCGCTGATAGCGTTTTCTGCCGCTTACGAAGATTATCAAAAGTTTAAGGCGGGCGACCCTTCGCTAATTGGGTTGGGTGTTGATACATTTAACAGTCAAACGCGAGGAGCTGAAAAACTTATTTCTAAAGTTGCGCCTAGTTTTTTGGACGATCAATCGCTGGCTAAGTTTTCTGAAAAGTATGCTCACTTACCCAAGTTTTTGGGCGGTCAAGGTTTTACTGGGAATAACACAGTCAATATCGGTGATGTTACGATTCAAACAAACGCCACGAATGGAAAAGAAGCGGCTGAAGGTTTCCACGATTATGTCAATGAGTTGTGGATGTCAAACTCGAATTTTGACAATGGAGTGAAAATCTAATGGCTTTGCGCGATGTTATACGAACGCTAGTGCCTACCGTTGCGGTTGATTCTGTTGCTGTTTTTAACCAAGATTTTGAGCAGCTGTTCAAGAATGCTCGCGCGTTAAAAGCGGTGGTTAAAGAGCAGGCAAAATTGATGGAGCATCCCGTCGAAAATGGTTCTATTATAACAGATCATCGAATAGTTTTGCCGGTTGAAATTGAGCTAACGTTAATTTTATCTTCTGAGGCATACCAAGATGTATATAAGAGTATACGTCAACATTATGTAAACGGCGATTTGTTGGTGGTTCAAACGCGATCGGATATATATAGCAATCAGCTTATTTCCTCGATGCCTCACGAAGAAGACCCGTCGCAATACAACGCAATCGCTTTAATATTAAACTTAAAACAAGTTCAATTTGTAACTGCGCAATTTGGCGTTATACCTAAGCAGCCTAAAAATTCAAATACGGTTAAACTGGGTGTGCAGCAAGGTAAAACAGCATCGACGGCTGAAGGAAGCTCGCTTTTTAATGTGTTTAAAAAGGGCGGATCTTTTGTAAAAAACTTATTTAAAGGCGGTGCTTCGTGATAAGAATCCCCCTAAGAAGCCTACCCGTTCAAAGCTTCTCAATCACGCTAAACGGGCGCGGTTATGATATCTTAATAAGAGCCGTAAATACGCTAGCTTCTCAAGTTATGTGTTTTGACGTAACAATTGACAATGTAATTTCTGTGTTGGGTCAGCGCGTTGTTTCTGGGACGCCTGTCATACCTTATCGAGAACTAACCGATAATGGCGGAAACTTTGTTTTACTTACAAATGAAGGCGACTTACCCGACTATAACTTGTTTGATATTTCGCAATATTTAATTTTTGCCACGCAGGGTGAAATTGATGCCATCACTTGATCCCCGTATTGTAAAAATATCAATCGAGGTAAATGGTAAAATAAAAACGTACACGTCACCGCTCGATCTCACAGCAACGGGAACGAAGTACGGTAACGCTTTGCAAAATGAGTGCGTAGCAACAATCAGCAATCTAGACAGAGCGACGCAAGATTTTTTAATGACCGAAACGTCACCCTACAATTTTAACAGAACACCAAAAGCTTTAACGGTCGAAGCAGGGCGAGAATCCTACGGGACTTCAGTTATCTATAGGGGAAATATTGTAAGCGTAGTCGTTGGACAACCGCCTGATGTAACCATCTCGTTAAAATGCTTAACAGGTAATTTTATTAAAGGAAATATCATAACAAGAAACCAACCCGGTCAAGCGACTTATAGTCAGATATGCGAGCAAATAGCACTGGATACCGGTACGATTTTAAACTTTCAAGCTACCGACAAAAACATTAGTAATTACTCTTTTGCAGGTGCGGCATTAGATCAAGTAACAGTCGCCGGTGGACTAGGCAATTATAACGTTTTTATTGATGACAATACCTTGGTCGTTAAAGACTCAGCCATCCCTATAACGGGTAGAACAAGGGTCTTAAGTGCTGAAACGGGCATGATAGGCATTCCGGATTTCACGGAACGAGGGATTAAGGTGAAGTTTTTAGTCGATAACCAGACGGTTTTGGGTAGTGCCATTGATGTTAGAAGCGCGCAGTATCCGGCAACCAATGGAATTTATGTTATTTACAAGTTAGGCTTTCAGATAACTAGCAGAGATACGCCTTTTTATTATATTGCTGAAGCTGCAAGACTTCCTCAGGAGGCTACCGCATGAACAATAATCCGTCGATAGATCCGGCAAACAATGGCTCACTTGCAGGCTCAATAAAATTCGCATTTAATAAATTAACGCAACAAAAAGACGGCATGTTACCTGCTAAAGTGATTGAATATGATCGTGAAGAAAACCGCGTTCAGGTGCAATTACTTATTACGTTGATTACTACCGATGGATCGCAAGTCCCACGCCCTCAAATTGCAAGCTTACCGGTTATACTTCTCGGTGGCGGTGGATACTTCTTAGGGTTTCCATTGGCTCCTGGCGACTTAGGCTGGGTTATGGCTAACGATAGAGATATTTCTATATTTTTACAAAGTTACGCGCAATCACCCCCTAACACAGAACGCGTCAAAAGCTTTTCAGATGGCATTTTTATCCCTGATATTATGACCGGATACACCATTGACGGCGTTGATGATAATAATTTTATAATACAAAATAAAGCAGGCACGGAAAAAATTACGATTGGCGCGGCGGGAATTAAAGTTCAGTCGGCGGTTGAGGTTAAGGTAACAGCTCCTCTAGTGACTGTTGATGCAAGCACGGTATCAATCGCTTCGCCTGCAATATCTATCAATATGACATTACCCACAAATATTATTCAATTGAATGGAAGCATTTTAGCTACGGGCACAATCCATGCTTTTAACATTCCATAAAAGGTGATTTATGACTCAGACTTTATCTTGTAACGTTAATAATATTGCCTCGCTAGGTGCAAACAATGATATATATCTTAATCAACAGGGTAATATTTCAATAACTCGCGATCTACTGGCAATACTAGAGCAGTGCTCACAAGTCGCTAAAACTCTGCTTGGCGAATGCGTGTTCAATACGGAACTTGGAATTCCTTACTTTGAAACCGTGTGGGTTGGCGTGCCTAATATTGCTCAATTTAACGCGTCACTTAGACAGTCTTTCTTAGACGTGGACGGGGTCATAGAAGTAATCTCCTTGTTAACTTTCCAAGGCGGTGATGGTTCGCCGAGCGATAGATTAACGTATAGTGCTATAATCCGAACAACTTTTGGGACAGGGGCAATCAATGGCTGACGTATATACTTTTGTGACTGCGGACGGTTTAATCACAACCGATGCAGGAGAAATTTTAGAGCAAGTTGCGACTGAGTATCAAAACACTTTCGGTCAAGATTTAGCTGTTCCTGACTCTCTGAATATACAAGGCGCGTCAACACCGCAAGGGCTTTTAATTGTCACTGAAGCCCTTGCAAGAATCGCCGTTGCTAACAATAATGTCGCAATCGCTAATCAGATAAACCCAAGCATTGCCGGTGGCATTTTTTTAGATGCCATTTTAGCGTTAACAGGCATTCAACGAACACCAGCGACTTTTACCACAACGACCGCAACTATAACCGGCGTGGATGGCACCTCTGTTCCTTCCGGCTCACAAGCAAAAACATCTGCAAACGATCTCTTTGAAACAACACAAACGCAAGTGATACCCGCAGGCGGTCAGCTAACAGGTGTGGTTTTTAACGCAGTAAAATCAGGCGAGATAGCTTGCGAAACAAACGCTTTAACCGTTGCAGGTGGCGGCTCAATCGTATCAAGCGTTCTAGGCTGGGAAACGATTTTATCAAATACCGACGGCGACTTGGGTCAAGCAACGCAGTCGGATATATCTGCCAGATCAGAAAGAATAGCAACACTAGCGGCGCAAGGTAGCTCAGTCGCTTTGGCAATAACATCGGGCGTAAACTTAGTCGAAAACGTCAAAAGCTTAACGTTTTTGGAAAACTTTACAAATGCTACCGCTGTTTTCCCAACCGGAAACCCAGACGGCGTTTCGATGACTGCTCACTCCATTTATGTGTGCGTAGACGGCGGAACAGATTTAGCAGTCGCAGAAGCCTTGGTTTCTAAAAAAAGTGCCGGTGCATCTTATGTAAATACGGACGGTGACTCGCAAGGCGTTCCTGTAAGCCAAGAAGTTACCGTGCCCTATAGCGGCCAAGTAATTGACGTTTTATTCGATAGGCCCGCAGAAATTTCAATATTAGTTTCAATTACTGTAACCGTGGTTACACCAATTTCTGACCCAGTCAATACAGTAAAAAATGCACTGATTACATACGCAAATGGAGACATTAACGGAATTCAAGGACTTAACGTTGGTCAAAACGTTTCGGCTTTTGAGTTAGCGGGAGCGGTTGCGGCATTGCATCCTGGGATTTTTGTGTCTGAGGTTTTGATCGCCATTTCACCCACAACGCCCATCGCATCGACTGAAATTCCAATCGAAGTTTATCAAGTCGCTAGACTTACAGCGGATAATATTTCGGTTACTGTATCATGACAAAAATCCAGCAATTCAACGAATTTCAAGTTGATTTAAAGCAATCGATTTTGTGGCAGTATAACGACGCGACAAACTTATTAAGTTTAATACAGCAAAAACAAGACTGGTACAGTGTTTATCAAAGCGGATTCTGGGGCGTATGGGTTGAGATAGTCTTTACATTGACAAGTGTCGACCTCTTTGGAGCTGACATTTGGTCGGTCATTTTAGATGTCCCGTTGCTTGTAAGTGACTTGCCGTATGTTGCACAACCTACGTGGGGTTTTAACGCGTACGCCTTAAAAGCCTACGGTTTAGATCAAGTCGTAGACGGAGTGCCGGATGATATTATCGACGGCGCGGGTGACTTTATTGTAGCTGGCTCGACCGGAACAATACATTTGTTATCCATTGGCATGAACGTCACAGGCACAGGAACATCACCGAACAGCGTGATAGTTTTAATTCCTGACAGCGAAACGATTTACATATCGCATTTAACGACCGTTAATTCTACTGAGTCGCTTACGTTTTCGTTAGATCAAGATGGCACACTTGCAAGTGGTTCAGCCGTCGTTACCGGACTAGACACTTCGGTAATCTTTGTGGGCATGGATGTCACAGGCTCAGGCATACCAGCAAGCGCAAAAGTTTTAACCGTGGATGACGCAACAACCATAACGCTAGATGACAATGCAACGTCAACAGGTGCGAGCACGCTTACTTTTTCGATTACTGACACGGTTGATTTGACTAATCCAGGTTTAATTAATAATTACAGAAACTATGAGCAAGGCAACTTTTCTCAGCTTAATCAAAATCTAACGCTTACCTTGGAAGAGCAAAAATTTCTTTTAAGGTTGCGATATTTTCAGCTTACAACGCTTACAAATATTGCAGGCTTCGCGCCAAATTTGACGTATAGCATTAATGAATTTTTAGATTATTTATGCGCTAACAGTGATATTGAATACGACGGTTCAATTTATGTTTTAGATAATTTGGATATGACGATAACATATCACTTCACGAACACAGGTTTTCCTTTACCTTTAGTTAACGCGCTGACTATTTTAGATGTTTGGCCGCGTCCCGCAGGCGTTGGTATTTTATTCACCGGTTTAGTTTAGGAGATAATTGTGACTTATTTTTTTGCATACCCTTTCGGCGTAAGCGGGGACAGAGCAGACATTCCGGAATTAACACAAACGTCTGGGACTGTAAGCTATCAAAAAGGTTTTACATATAATTACCAGCGTGTTTTAGGGGACGATCCACTAGCCATTCCTGTGCCGCGCGACCAGTCTAATCAGCTTTATTATGCGATTACTGAAAACATACAGCAGTATCAAACGCAAGGTGTTCCGAATTGGATTACAGCAGCGGATAATTTAGGAACATCTTATCCTTATGGCATTTATGCCATTTGTAGATATAACGCAGGCAGCGGTATACAAATTTGGGAAAGCACCACAGGCGCAAACACCTCAACGCCTGGCGTTGACGCAAACTGGCGTGTCATAAGTGGTAACGCGCAAGGTGTGCCAGTCGGAACGGTTATTGATTTTGCCGGTATATCTATCCCTGATTCTTACTTGCCGTGTGATGATGCTACACTTCTGCGCGCTACATACCCAGCATTGCTAGCAGCTTTAACCTCTGTCCAAACGGTTACGCTCACGGCAGAATCGCCAACATTTACTGCGACCAGCTCATTTGGCTTGTATGTTGGTATGGCTATTGAAAGTCCCGGGTTTCCGTCAACAACATTAATTTCAGCTTTAGACGGAACAACCGTTACCGCTAGTGCTAACGCTAGCGCAAGTGGTGCGACAGCCGTTACATTTTTCCAGTGGAGCGCAGGGGATGGAACCACAACTTTCAAAGCACCCGACTTTCGAAGACGAACATCCATTGGCCAGGGTGGTACACTTTCCACGGTTATCGGTTCTCAAGTAGGTCAAAGAGGTGGTGCAGAGACTGTAACGCTAGGCAATACAAACATGCCTGCCGGTGTTCCCGTGACGACCGTTACTTCTGCAAGCGAGCATGTAAGCTTATCTTTTGGCACATTTAGGTACATACCTACCTCCACAGCAGCTTACGCCGGGGGTTCATCAACAGCCGTAAACATTATGCAACCGTCTAACGTTGTTTATAAATTGATTAAATATGTGTAGGGATTGATATGGACATTATAAAAAA